GTGAATCCCGTTGTTCATGATGAGTTTGACGTAGGCCGTGCCGTAGACCAGTGACCAAGTAGTGGCAGTCGAGAACACCTGATCAGCGTTGGAGTTGAGCCACTCGTCATTGAGTGCTTTTGTGAGGACGGGCACTTTCTGGTGTTCGTTCTCAGGAATAGACGCACCCAAGTTGATGCTGAACCTGGTGGTTTCTGCCGAGTAGAGAAACGAGGTCAGCTGGTCTAAGTGCGGAAAGATTTTGTTGTAGAGAGCTGGGGCTTCATCAGGCCCATTGCCAAACAAATACCAGTTTCTGAGAGATGCGTAGTCAATCTTGCGAGAGCCTATAGAGACTTCACATTTGTAGATGATCTCCTTAAAGAACTCATCTCGATCTAGCGCATTCTTGGGTATCTTCATGTTTGTACTTTCAGACCCTCGTGATCAACCATTGTCCCAGCACCCGCCTTGGGTGGTGTGAATTGTCCTATATCTCTGGGCAAAATGGAAACAGATTCGTCTTTGACGGCCTTGAATTGCCCGCCCATCACAGATTTAAGGTTGATATTACCACCATTGCCCCACATCACGCTATCCCCAGGCCGTGGTTCTTTCTTTTCTTCTGCCATGCGCTTGTTGTTGGCCTCCATAGCTTCTGTAGCTTGGGCAAATTCCTTGTCTGACAGCTTATTTTTGCGTTTTAGGTAGCCAGTTTGATGCTCACCCGCTCTGGTGGACTTGATGTCGGTCATATCAAAGTCCATAGCCAGTTGTTTCAGGTTTTTATCTGTTTTTGTGGTTTTTGAAGACTTTATAGCCACTGGTTGCAAAAAAACCACCGATAAAGCAGCATTGCAGCCTTTGATCGGGCATTTGGCCTCTCTAGACTCAAATACACCGTGAGAATCACAAAAATAGTCTTTTAAAACACCCATATTACCCCCTTTTTGACAAAATTTCGTTGAAATTGCTGTAATCGTGCCTGTTTACAGACCCTAATTTGATCTTTGCTGCCCCACTTGATAGATCAATCTTGAGCTGAGACACCATAGGAACAACTGGTTCTTTCCTGAAATCCACATATCTGTGCCCAGAATACTTACGCATAATCTTGACTCTACCCGTTTTCCAGATGGCATAAGCCCTATTAACCCTCTTTTGGGTGTATTCAGTCAAGGGTCTGGTCTCTCTGACAAACACTTCTTCCATGTGCAGCTTAGATAAACCCGCCAATTCCCCAAATAGTTCAATAGAAATGCCCCTGTCCTTGTCCTTGAAGAACAGTTTGATCTCTTTCATGAGCTGTTGTTTGCTAAGAGCGTGCGTCTTTTCCACCGTAGACTCCAATCATCTTTAAATAGTTGGATACATTCTTGCCAACTGCAAGTTGTTCTGGCGTGTACTCGTCTTGTTTCAGAGACATCTCTTTAGACAGACGCATACCAATCAGTCTTGGCTGCACTTGTTCTGCCCACGCAATGGTTGCTAGAGCAGCTGCAATCACTCGGTCATCCTTGCCACGGCCTGGTGCACCAATAAACCCGTTCTCTCGCACAATGCCCTTCATTTCTTCCAGCGTGTCCATGCTGAAGATGCCCATCATGCCCCGCTCAAAATAATCTTTCATGTAGGACAGCATCCGCTCTTTTGAACTGGAGCTGGTCACAAACCCAATGGAGGAGGATAGGCCACCCATGTTGTCCATGCGTCTCCAGATGTAGTTGGACATACTGCCCAGCACGTCCATCAAGCCACGGCCTGTGTCTCCGGTCATGGCAGCTGCCAGGCGTTTGAGGTTTCTGAGTTCGTTGATGACGGCTTGACCTGGGCCGTTGACCTCTAGGTTGAGCGTACTATTCTTGTATGCCCCCGCCAGATGAGCAATAACCCATGCGAATTGGTAGGTGTTGAGTTCTGAGGTTGCAAACTCTGCCACTTGATCAAGACCATCCGCATATACTCGAAACACCTGTATGCAGAATCTATCGGCCCAGTCTGATGAGCCATAGGCTGGATCAGCACCGATGACGTAGTAGGCTGAGTCAACTGGTTGTTGCCATATCCGTAGGGAAGCGAGACGGTCTGTTGATTGAAGGCACTCTGTATCTTGAAAGAGTTGCCCAAATGCGTATCTGTAACACTCATAGTCCAACCCCTTTGCATACTTGGCTGCGTCTGTGCAGCGACTGTTAGAAAAGAAACTCGTGCCAGTCATGACAAACGCATAGTCTTCAGTTGGTGGGAACTCCTGGTACATGAGGGTCTCGTCCTTGATCCCCTCTGCCATCTTCCACCGCCACCAAGCCATCTGTCTGCTGTTGACCTCCACCCCGTACATCTTCTTGATTTCCCTGACCCACTCTTTCTCATCTGATTTGAGTTTGCCATCCCAGTAGACTTTGTACTCTTTGCTCTCAGCGTCCACACTGTAGTATTCGTTTCTCCACCAACCACAGAAGATCGCACGCTGGGTGCGTGCTTTCTTAGCCGTCTTGTACATATCGTGAAACATATTGAACCCTTGAGCTGTACTCTCAAACAAGTACAGACGTTCTGGGTTCTTCTCTGCGAGTGAGGCAATGAGAGAGGCTAGTCCTTCTTCATTTCCCCAGGATGCGGTCTCTGTACCATGTAAGTAAGTGATAGCCTTACCTTGGCCCAGTCGAGCTTTGTTTCCCGCAATCTGGTAGAAAATACGACTTCTGTTCTTGAGGACCATTTGGTTGCGATTGTGGGCCACCAGCGGAATCTTGTACTCTTTGGGTAGACCCTCAATGTACATTCCCAGTGTTGAGCGGAACATATCCCTGTTCTCTTCTGTATCTGCAACGAGTGTTCCTTGCCACCCAGGATGTGTGAACTGCCAATACAAATCCAATGCCAACGACACTGTGGTGATCCCCAGCTGCCTTCCCTTGAGTATGACGAAAAAGTGGACATCTTCTTTTAACCCTTTGTCGATCTCACCCATCACATACGATTGAGTCCCCAGAAGTTTGCCCATCTTCTTGAGACCCTCTTCCTTGGTCTCAATCTTGAGTTCACTACAGAACTTGTAGAACTGCTGGAGGTTGAAGTTCATAGGGGTGTTCTACAGGGCAACATATTGTTGTAGTCAAACGTGTTGTTCCTAATGCCCTTACAGATGTTGTGAAACAAGGTTGCATTGTTGGGCATTCTGCCCTGGTACAAGTGAAACACCCCTCCCTCAAAGTGTGTGCCTATCCCGTACTTCCCGTAGGTATGCAAGTCCCACGCCCCCTCTTCTGGGGTCTTGAAGTAGTGGGTTGGATAAAGAGTCTTGTACTTGACCTTGTAAATCTCTGCAGCATAGCTGACGTTCTCGCCCACATCACACGTCTCATTCTCGCAGAATGAGGGTCTGCCCATATCATCCCAGATGTCTCTGTGAATGGCAAAGAAGGCGGGGGCTGCATAGATATGTGAATAGGGTGCTATGTGGTTGCTCACCTGAGCAATCCCCACCATGCTCTTGTTGTTCAGGGCAAACGAGATAGCCTTGTCCACAATCTCTTTGTTGAGTGGCACACAATCAATGTCCAGAAACAACTTCACCTCTGCCATGCTAGACATCATGATGTTGTCCATCCAAATCCCGTGGGGTATCTCTTGTTCTGTGTAGTTCACCGTCAAGCCTAAATGCTCACAGGTTTCTTTGTGTGCAGCCACAATCTTGCGGTCTACATTAGGCCAGTGTAAGCAGTGAATCTGGGGTTGCATCATTTGTAAATCATCCTGGCTAGTTTATAAATCTCTACTGTCTTGTCTGTCATCATGATCATTTGTGAATCAACGGGTGGCACTTCTCCTACCGCCTTGTAGTGCTGCACTACCCTAGTCGAGTAATTCACAGTAGGCTTTAATGATCTGGCTACCCTGACATTATGAGCCTTGACATTTGCCCACATATGACGGTCTCCTACCGCACAGTCAGCTCTACTCTTGAACATCCAGTTGCGTGCCAGGTGGTGCGCTGTAGGCCCAAACAAATAGCAGTTGGTATCATTAAAGTCATACCCGTCTGACTCCTCGTCCACGCACATCCACGAGCCATCTTCTCTGTAAAGGTTTCTAGGACAGGTCACCACGTCCACGTTGGCCTCCTTCATGACCCCCAACATTGTCTCTAGGTGATTGGGTTCATACCAACAGTCTGCATCCAAAAAGGCAATGTAGTCGTACCCCTGTGCAGACGCTACCGCAGCCCCCACCCCTCTGGGTGTGTCTCCAAAATCAGCACTGTTGGGTAATGTGATGTGCTTGATCCAGGACAACTTCTCCACCACCTCATTAGGATATCCGTCTGCCACCATGAAGTGATACACATGATTGTGCGTCTGGTGACCCACACTCGTCATGCACTTACTCAACGTCTCTAAACTCTCTTTGTAATAAGGCGTGATCACTGCTATTTTGTTCATTCAGGTTTCCCCATTCTTTCGTCATCCCACCTGGCAATCTCTAGTCGCACTTCTTTGTTCTTGGCACAGCTGATCAACTCTTTGTAAAACAACTCGCTGTACGTCTTTTTCCACTCTGCAGCCAACTTCCTCTTACTCGGTTTACTAATGCAAGCGAGGGCACGTTGCATCTCCTTCCTGAGTTTCACACGAGATGCGTACAACTGCTGTTGCATATCCTTCTGCAAATCCATACCCATATGCCTCTGCTACCAGTTTATTCTTCTCTCTCTGCACCTGGACAAGACTCTCCCACAGCACACGACATCTGTGCCGTAGTTCGTCTTCTTCTTCCCAGAGCAGATTACCCACTAGGCCACCCTCCAGACGTGCAACGTACTCCCGTTGCTCTTACAAGTGAACTTGTACCCCAACCTCTTCCCCGCCCTGTAGTTGGCGTTGTATACCTTGTCCCGATACTCCACGGGCACGGCAAACGAATCCCCCACGTCCATCTCCTCATATGGGTAATCAA